GGTAGCACGCCCGAAGCGTTCACCGGCCTGGCCCCGCGCTTCAACAGCCTGAGCGCCCAGAACGCCGACAACATCGTCAGCACTGGCGGCACCGGCACCGACAACACGTCTATTTGGCTGTGCGTCTGGGGCCCACAGACCGGCTTCGGTATCTACCCCAAGGGTAGCCAAGCTGGCCTGCAAATGACCGACAAGGGTCAGGTCACTATCGAGAACGTGGACGGCGCTGGCGGGCGCATGGAAGGCTACCGCACCCACTACCGCTGGGACGCTGGCCTGACCATCCGTGACTGGCGCTACTTTGTCCGCATCCCGAACATCGACGTGAGCGACCTGGACACCCTGGCCAACACCAAGAACCTGATTAACTGGATGATCGCCGCATCCGAGCGCATCCCGTCGTTTGGTAAGGGCCGCGCGTGCTGGTATGTCAACCGCACGATCCGCGAAAAGCTGCGCCTGGGTATCCTCGAAAAAGTGTCGAGCAACCTGTCCTGGGAAACCGTGGAAGGCAAGCGCGTCATGACCTTTGACGACATCCCAGTACGTCGCACCGATGCACTGCTGAACACCGAGGCCCGCGTGGTCTAAGCCCCGAACCCTGAAAGGAACCGAATCATGATCATCGATTCTCGAAACGAGTTTTGCAACAACGTGTTGCTGAACACCGGCGCGGCAGGCACTTACCTGCTGGGTGACCAAATCGACCTGGGCGCTATTCCAGCACCCGGCCCCTTGGGCGCCATTGACGACATGTACGTGGTTATTTCTGTGACCACGGGCATCGCCGCAGCCGCCGCTGGCACCGTGCAATTCCAGCTTGCCAGCGACGACACGGCCAGTATCGCCACCAACGGTACGGCCACGGTGCACTCGATGACCCGCGCCTTTGTGACCGGGACGGGCACGGGCACGACGACCCTGGCCCCCGGAACCGTGCTGGGCGTGTTCCAGCTACCCAAGGCGTTCAACTACGAGCGTTTCCTGGGCGTCTTGCAGGTGACCGGCACCTCCGCTATTACCGCCGGTCGCGTCGATGCGTTCCTGACGGCTGACCCAACGGTGTGGGCAGCCTACGACAGCCCGAGCCACCTGTAATGGTGTGAACCCATGAAAGTCGTAGCACTTAAAATGGGTTTCTTTGGGGGTTCCCTGCGCGAGCCGGGGGCCACCTTTGAAGCCCCCGACGGCACCAAGTCCACATGGTTTGTGCCCGTAGACGGCGAGCAGGCAAAAGCTGCGAAAACCGTCAAGGCGAAGGAGCAACCCAAAGCCCTTTCCGAAATGGCAGCCCCCGGCAAGTCGTTTAACGAAACGCTGGCCTGACCCCAGCACAAAACCAAGGCCACCCGCACGGGTGGCTTTTTCTTTGCGTGTCCGTGTAGCGCCGGGCCTTACCTACACTTGCGCCATCCAATCGACTGAGGCGCAGCCATGACGCAAATCGTTCTTGAAGAAACCGCAGACGTAAGCGGTAATGGTAAAAAATCCTTGCTGCGCGGCGTTAACGGCGCCTTGCTGGTTGCAGGGGCGGTACAGCAGGCCGTGCCCGACGCTGAAAACAGCGAGGAATCGCTCGCCATCTGGGGTGGCTTCTCGGGCGTCAACCCTGCTATTGGTGACTTCGTGACATCCGTTTCCGGGGTCAACGGTCAGGCGATTGTTGCTATTTCTGGCAGCCCGCTGACCGTCGGAGAGGCGGTAGCGGTTGACACCCGAAACCGGGTACTACAACCCTGCGCCCTGGAAGTCGCTGCAAGTTTTGTTCGTACCGGTATCAGTTTTGCCACCGCGTCGCTATTTGCCAATGGCCCGGCAGGGCAAGACCCCGTGCCCGCGCCAATCAATATCGTGTCGTGCTATCAATCCAGCGCAGTGCTGGGTGCCGCATACAACGCCACGGCCGGCACGGTCATGCACATTACGCTGGCAACTGCTTTGCCCAGCGTTGGCGCAAACAACGCCGTTTTTATCGGTGACTGGATCAATATCACCGGCCTAGTGGACAACCGGCTCAACTACGCGAACGCTTGCATTAACTACATTTCGCCAGATCGCACGGTTATCGCCGTTGGCTTCTCCGACGAAGCGGCGCTGCCGTCTTTGGCTGTGGCGGCCATCACACCCACCCTTGGCACCGCCCAAGTTAATTTTTACAACAACATGAGCGGGGCGCGTAACGGCTTCGGCCTGCGCCTCACAGGCACGACCGCTACATCTGCCGCAATCGTGTCTATCTTCGGTGGCGATGACAATCAAGTATCGGGCGCGCTGCTGGGCGACCATCGCGTCACTATCGGCACTACCGCCCCCACTTATGTCTCAGGCGGCAACTTCGGTCAGTACGAGCTGCGCGCATCGACCCGGTTCATGTTGGAGACCACGCCCAGCACGGCCACCGCGCTGGACAAAGCCGAACAAACGTTTGCAAGCTGGACAGCACGGGACATTCCGCGCACCAGCGTCAAACCTGCGGGCAATGCGGTGCTTACGCCCAGGTTCCGTTTGTTCAAGCCGGTAAGTATGTCCCGGCCTGTCGCCAAGATCGTAAGCGCAGTCAAAACAGGCACCACAACCACCACCGTTACGACCGACGTTGCCCACGGCTTGACGACCAATAACTGGGTCACGGTCAAGGGTGCGCGCGACTTCACCACAAATTTTCCGCCACTGACAACCCCGGTTCAGGTCACTGTTACAGGTGCGACCACCTTTACCCTGGTGTGGGGCCCCGCCGTTACTGCCACTACTTACGGTGGGTCGGTCATCATCACCAACGGCGGGCGGGATCAACCAGGGATCATCGGGCAAACGGTTCAGTCCGTTGTCTCCCGCGTTGCGGCTGGTGTAACTTGGTTGGACGTTGTTGGAAGCGCGACCTGGGCGGGCGTCAACCTCGGTGATTACGTTGACCTGCACGGCGTGCGTGCTGACCTAACTGGCGCAGACTTGGGGCTCGATGGCGCGTGGGAAGTTGCACACCTTGCCACGACGACCATGACGTTGCGCCCCGTGTTCAACATTGCGGGCGCTCGCGTATCTCCCGCGCTTGGCACGCTTGCATCTACCAATGCGGGCGGTACTGTGATTCTGCGCCCGACTATCCGCGCACACGATATCAGCGTCAGGTCATGGGCTGAGACCAACATGGCGATTGACGGCCAAGGTACTGTGCGCGTCGACAAGGCCCTGCCGGTGCAAGTTGTAAACTCCCCGGCAGTAACAATCAGTTCCGGCACCGTCACCACGGTTTCTACGGTTACGGCAGTCACCACGGTTTCTGCGGTTACGTCGGCCAACCTTGGCCTGCCCACCTTGGTGGCCGACGTTGCGTCTGCCGCCCTGACAACCACGACCACAACAGCGGCATTTACGCCGACCTGGGGCGTGTCGTATCAGGTGAACATCCCGGTGACTGCGGTGACCGGTACGACCCCGACACTTGACGTCAGGATTGAAGAATCAGACGACAACGGAACCAACTGGTATGTGGTCTATGACTTCCCCAGAATCACCGCCACCGGTATCTACCGCAGCCCGGTATTGCCAGTAACCGGCAACCGTGTTCGCTACGTTCAAACCGTAGGCGGCACGACGCCGAGCTTCACCCGCGCCGTCAACCGCGTGCAAAACAACTGGCCCGCCGATGTGTTGTTCCAGTTGATCGACAGGTCAATTGTGTTGACCACGATCAACAGCACCACGCCAGCTCTTAACGTTGTCAACGCTGGCAATCAGGTCAAACTGGTTGTGAACGTTGGCGCAATCACCACAACTGCGCCAGCCATTCAGTTGGAGGGCACCGAAGACGCCGGAGCAACCTGGGTAGCCATTGGCTCGCCACTTACCGCCGTCGCCTCATCGACCGTATCCGCGAACGTTAGCGGCCAGCACTGGCAGCAAATCCGCGCCCGCGTATCGACCGCTGGCGTGGGCGTGACCGCTGGCTACGTAATGATCAAAGCACACGACTAATTGAAAGTGAATCATGAAAGTATCTGAACTTACCCGCCTTCTTAACAACCGCATGACCTATCTCGACCAGCAAAAAACACAAGCTGAGTTTCGGGGTGATGTCGCTGAGGTTTTGTGGGTCACGGCCCAAATTGACGAAACCCGCGTAACGTTGGACGCGCTTAAAGCCGCACAGCAGAGCACCTAACCAATGGCCTCGGTCGTTCAAATTTGCAACATGGCTTTAAGCCATATCGGTTCGTCGGCGCGCGTGACAAGCCTGAGCCCACCTGACGGGTCGGTCGAGGCTGGGCACTGCGCCACGTTCTACGACCAGGCGCGCACGGAAATGCTGGAGCCCGGCACTTGGCGTTTCGCGCTCAAGCGCGCAGACCTTGCCAGTGTCACCAACGACAGCACGCAGTGGGCCTATGCCTACGCGCTGCCGTCCGATTGCATGCGCGCGCTGCGCGTGTTCCCCGTTGATACTCCCTTGACGGTGTTCGACGACGCAATCAGTACCTTTGTTGCAAACGACCAGGCCAGCGCACGGTTCGACTTAGAGGGCGACGTACTGCGCACAAACGCCGACGACGCGGTGCTGCTTTACACCCGCGACGTGACGGACACCACGAAGTTCACACCGAGTTTCACCAGTGCGCTGGGCTACCTGCTGGCCAGCTACTTGGCTGGGCCTATCGTCAAGGGCAACGAGGGTGCCAAGCTGGGCGACTCTATGCGCCAGCGCGCCATGGCCATTGCCAGTATGTCGGCCACCGCCGACGCGAACGCAAGCCACGCCACGCATGACTTTACGCCGTCCAGCGTCGAGGCGCGCACATGAGCACAAAGAACCTGCTACGGTCTTTTGCTGGCGGCGAGATAACGCCCGAACTGGCTGGACGCCTTGACCTGACCAAGTACCAGACAGGTCTTAGCCTGGCGCGCAACTTCATCACGCTGCCCCACGGGCCCGCCGCCCGCCGCCCTGGCTTTGAGTACATCAACGAGGTCGGCGACTACACCAAAAAGGTACGCCTGATACCTTTCAGTTTCAGCGCAGACCAGACAGCGGTGCTGGAGTTTGGGCACCAGTACATTCGCGTCCACATAAATGGCGCCACGTTGCTGGAGCCAAGCAAAAACGTTTCCAGCATCGTGGGTTCGACGGTAACGACTTCGACCGCGCACGGGTACACCACGGGCGAGTGGGTCTACATGGGCACCACCTACCACCGGATCACGGTTACCGGCACGACGACGTTCACCACGGCCAACACCTGGGGCGTGGCCACCACGGCGTTCGGGCCTATCGTGTCCCGGATTTACACAATCTCCAGCCCGTACCAAGAAGCTGACCTGTTCGACTTGCGGTTCACGCAAAGCGCCGACGTGCTGACCCTTGCGCATCCGAGCTATCCGACCTACGAACTGTCGCGCGTAAACGCGACAACCTGGTCGTTGGCCGTGCTGTCGTTCCTACCATCGTTGCCCGCCCCGGCGACCCCCAGCATCACCATCGACGGTAGTGCTGGCACCACCGACGGGCAGACCTATTACTACGTGGTCACCGCCGTAGCCACCGACGGCGTCACCGAGTCCCTGGCGTCCGGCATTGTCAGTGGCTACAACAACCTGGGCAAAACCGGCAACGACAACACCATCGGCATCACGGGTGTGAACGGGGCCGACCGTTACAACGTGTACAAGCGTCGGGGCGGGGCCTTTGGCTATATCGGCCAAGTGCGTCAGACACCCAGCGCCAGCATCAACATTTCCAACATTAGCCGGGCTGTCGATGACCGTACCGTCACCGTTGTGACCGCGACCGCGCACGGTTTGAGCGTTGGGGGTTTCGTCGCTATTGCCAACACCGGCATACCATCGTTCCACGGCTACTGGGCCGTCGATACGGTGGTCAACTCAACCACGTTTACCTACGAATCAAACAGTCAAACGCTTGCAACCGCAACCACCGGGACGGTGATTACCGGCGCGCTAACGTTGGTTGACGACAACATCCTGCCCGACACGACGCAGACGCCGCCCGAAAGCATCATCACGCTGAACGCCGAGCAGGTGGACTACCCGACCGCGACCACATATCACGAGCAACGCCGCTGGTTCGCAGGTACGGTCAGTAAGCCCCAGGTGGTGTGGGCAACGCGCACGGGTACGGAAAAGAATCTGACAAGTTCGGTGCCAACCCGCGACGCTGACGCCATGGAGTTCCGCATGGCGTCCAGTCAGTACAACCGCATCCGGCACTTGGTGCCCTTGTCTGACCTGATTGCACTGACCGCTGGCGGCGAGTTCCGCATCTTTGCCGATGGTGCCCCGGCCATCACGCCCACCAGCTTGACAATCAAGCCCCAGGGCTACAGTGGCGCGAGCAACGCGCAACCCGTGGTCACGTCGAACTCGGTGCTGTACGTGCAGGCCCAGGGCTCGCGCGTGCGCGAACTGGCCTACAACTGGGAGAGCAACGCCTACCGGTCAGCGGACATGAGCATCATGGCCCCGCATCGGTTCAACGGCTACCAGATAACGCAGCTTGCCTACAGTCGCGCGCCCGACCAGATGCTGTGGGCCGTGCGCAGTGACGGCGCCTTGCTGGGATTGACCCATGTGCCCGACCAGCAGGTGTACGGCTGGCACGCTCACGACACGGCACTGGGCACCTTTGAAAGCGCTTGCGTTGTGGCCGAAGGCAACGAGGACGTGCTGTACGTGGTGGCACGCCGCACGATCAACGGACGGACGACGCGCTATATCGAGCGGTTGCGAACCCGCACGTTTACGTTGCCACAAAACGCGTTTTTCGTGGACAGCGGGTTGACCTACGCCAGCACGTTTGCCACCACCACGATCCAAGGGCTGTCGCACCTGGAGGGCTGCACGGTTGACATCCTGGCCGACGGCGCGCAGCACCCGCAGCGCACGGTTGTAAACGGCACCGTGACCCTGATAAGTCCGGCCTACGTTGTGCACGTTGGCCTGAACATCACCGCAGACTTGCGAACGTTGCCCTTGGCATTGGAAGGCGCCCAGGCGGTAGGGCAGGGCACCGTCAAGAATGTCAACAAGGTATCGCTGCGCCTGAGCCAGTCCAGCGTTTTGCAGGTGGGCCCGTCGTTTGACCGGCTTCGCACCTACCCCGCGCGCATGGTAAGTGACCCTTACGGAACACCCCCAGCGTTGCGCGATGGCGAGGTGGAGCTGTCCATTGACCCTAGCTGGAACCAGGACGGCGCGGTGTGCGTGCGCCAGAACGTGCCGCTACCTTTGACCGTACTGTCCATGACCCTGGAAGTCCAGACCGGTGGCTAAGATCGAGGTGCGCGAAACAACCCTGCAAGATGTGGTCGCCCTTGCTCTTAATTTAAGAGCATCTGACGCCGATGAAATAAGGGCTTACGGGCAAACCGACCCGCTTAAATCGCTGACAAGCAGCGCGGCGCGGTCGATGCTGTGCTGGTCGGCGTTTGCCGACGGCGAACTGGCGTGCGTGCTGGGTGTGGCCCCGTTGTCTGTCGTGTCTGGGATTGGCTCACCCTGGATGATTGGCACGCCCGTACTGGACCGACACCAACGTGTCCTTGTACGCCAGACGCCCGAATACATTTCCAAAATGCTCAAAGCGTTTCCCCACTTGGTGAACTACGTGTACGCGCAGAACACGACAAGCGTGCGCTGGTTGCGCCGTTTGGGGTTCACGCTGCACGACGCCGAGCCGTATGGCGCACTGGGCGAACCCTTCCACAAGTTTGAAATGCGAGTCTGATTATGTGCGTTCCAGCAATTGCCGCCGCACTACCAGCGGTATTCGGGTCGGCTGCCGCCACGGGTGCAACCACCGCAGCGGTCACCACCGCCACGGCAGTGGGCACAGCGCTACCGGCTTTGGGTGCATCGACTGCCGCTGGCCTAACCACAGCACAGATGGTGAGCCTGGGCCTGTCCGCAGCGGGCACCGGCCTTAGCGCGGTCGGCGCGTACAACCAGGCGCGCACCGGCAAGGCCGTAGCCGAGGCCAACGCCCAGAACGCGGAACTACAGGCGCAGGACGCCCTACGCCGAGGCGAGAAAGACGCGCAGGAAATCCAGCGCCGCGCCGCATCGTTCAAGTCGTCGCAACGGGTAAGCCTTGCCGCCAAGGGCTTGGACTTGGGGTACGGCACCGCCGCCGACCTGCAAGATCAAACAGACTTTTTCTCGCAACAAGATGTTGCAACCGCCCGCACCAACGCGCGCAAAGAAGCCTGGAACCTTCGCGCACAGCGCAACAACTACCAGATGGAAGCCGCCGCCAGTCGCCCGTGGATGTCAAGCGGCAGCACACTGCTTGCGGGTGCGGGTCAGGTGGCGTCGCGCTGGTACGGCTACCGGGGTCAATAATGCCGCAAGTTCCAATCTATCAACCCCAGGTACGTGAGCAAGCCCTGCAAGGGGGGATGCAGCGCGCGCCCGACGTAGGTAGCGACCTGATGCGCGCCGGGCAGGGCTTGGCCACTGTCGGCACCGCCCTGAATGACATGGACTTGCGCGACGCCAAGGCCAAAGCCGACCAGCTTGACGCCACGGTCACAACCGAGTGGATGAAGTGGGACGCCGAGAACCGCAACAAATTCCGGGGCGAGAACGTTGGTGCATACGAGGCCGCCGCCGCTGAGTGGTGGAAGAAGGCGGGCGAGACCTACGGCAAGGACGTTGACGCCCGCACGCGCTCGCTGGCCAGCCCTACGTTAATTCGCAAGCAGGGTACCGCCCTGGCTGGTGTTGCGCAGTTCGTTGGTGCTGAGAAAGAACGGCACGCGGACGACGCGGCCAGCGCCAGCATCACCAGCACCATTCAGTTCGGCGTTACAACCGGCGACGTGGCGGGCGCGGCCCAGCAAGTGCGGGGGCAGGTCGCCGCCACGGGTGCGCGCAAAGGCTGGACGACCGAACAGGTGCAGGCCGAGCAACTCAAGAACCTGAGCGCACTGCACCTTGCCCAGATCACAAAGCTGGCCAGCCGTGACGCCGACAAGGCGCAGGAATACTACCAGGCGAACAAGGCCGAGGTTATGGCGTCCAACCAGCCTCGCGTCGAGGAAGTGCTCAAGGGTGAGGGCGACAATCAGTTCGCCATGAAGTTTGCAGCCGACAACGCCACCAAGCCCCTGGCCGAGCAATTGAAATTGGCGGGTGAAATTCCCGACCCGATGCGCCGCGAAAAAGTAATCAAAGAGGTCAAGCTGAATCACGCCGCCGTCAAGGAAGCGCAGGCCGAGCAAGAGCGCACCGCGTCCGATCAGGCCTGGCAGTTGGTGGCCCAGGGCAAGCGCGTGCCCGAGGCCATCCTGACCCAGATGGACGGCAAGGGCCGCGTGCAGTTGCAGGAACACTTGCAAGCACGTGCCGAGCGCCTGAGCAAACAAGGCACTGCTTCGGTGAAAACCGACCCGGCTGCCCTGGCTAAGGTCTACGACATGATGCGCGACGACCCTGACGGCTTCAGGAAACTGCGCATGGAGTCTCTGACAAACGCGTTTTCAACCAGTGATATTGAGCAAGTTGCGCGCATCCAGCGCGACATGCTCAAGCCTGATACCGAGAAAGACGTGGCTACGGCGAATCAAGTTTCTGCGCTGTACACGAAGGGTTGGAAGCAAGAAAAAGCCGGAGCCTTTGGTAAAGCGTTCCTGGATGAAACGTACCGTTTCAAGCAAGAAAAAGGCCGACCAGCCAACTACGAGGAACTGCGCAAAATTGGCGACCGCTTGATTATTGATGGCGAAGTGCTTTCGGGGTCTATGTTCATGCCCGACCCGAACAAAAAGTTCTACGAGGCGACACCCGAGGAGCGCAAGCGGTTCGCCCCTGAAATCACCAGCAATGACCGGAAGTTGATCCGCACCGCCCTAGAATCGGAAGGCATCAAGAACCCCACCGAGGCGCAAGTCCTGGAGCGCTTCAAACTGGCGAAAGGCATCAAGTGAGCGACAACCCATTCGCGCTGTCCAACATTCAACGGGACAGCGAGGGCGCCGCCCGCGTCAACGACAACCCGTTCAGTCTCGCCAACATCGAGCGCGACCAGCAGGCCGAACTGCGCGGCAAGATAAAAAGCGCCGTGACGGTCAACCCCGACCAGGCTGCCGAGGCCGACAAGCTGGCCAAGCGCTACCCTGTACCCCAGGACGTGCTTGCGCGCAACCTGCTGGACGTGAAGATGCAGGCCGCTGTCGAGGATGCGGACGCTGCATTGCAGACCAGCCCAAAGCTGGCGCGAGCCTTGCGCGAAAAGCCGTGGCTGGCGCAGCAGTCGCATGATGACTTCCCCGCACTGACCACGGTGGCCAAGGCCGTGGCGCAACGTGCAGACCGCACGGCGCTGGGCACGGCGGGCGACATCGGCGTCACCGCACTGAAGGGTGCAGTGGGTTTGCCCCAGGCGTTTGTTGGTCTGGCCGACATCGTTTCTGGCGGCTACGCTGGCAAGGGCCTGGAGGCTGTCGGCCTGCGGTTTGAGGACGCGCAAAAGATTCTGGACAGGCTGTATTCACCCGCACAGCAGCAGTCGAATGAGGCCGTAAAAGAGGCCGAAGGTTTTATCGGCACGCTGGGTGCCATGCTGTCCAACCCCAGCACCATCGCCACTACCGTGGGTGAGTCTGCGCCACAGATGTTGGGTGGCGCTGCCATCGGCAAAACACTGATTGCCGCCGCGCCAAAGTTGGCCCCGTGGCTGGCGGCGGCACTGGGCGAGGGCATCTTGGGCGCGGGTTCTGCCGCCGAGCAGATACGGCAGCAAACCGACGACGGCTTGCTGTCGGCAAAGCAGGTGTTTGCGCCCATCGCCTCGGGCGCTGGCATTGCCCTGTTTGGTGCTGTGGGTGGACGCGCCGCGCAACGCTTCGGCCTGGGCGACATTGACACCGCTTTGGTCGCGCGAGGCGTAGACCAGGCTTCGGCCAAAACCTTGAAACAAGGGTTCATTGCTGGTATCGCCAAGGCGGGTATCTCTGAGGGGGTGTTTGAGGAACTACCTCAATCGGTGCAAGAACAACTGTGGCAGAACTGGGCGCTTGACCGCCCGTTAGGCCAAGGCGTAGGTGCCGCCGCAGCGCAGGGCCTGCTGGCGGGTCTCGCTATGGGCGGGGGCTTTCAGGCCGTCACCGACGGCGCTGCGCGCGTGGAAGCCATCATGGCCAAGCGCGAACAACAGACCGCAGCCGCCGAAGCAACGAGCGAAAACCTGAAAACGGCCATGAAGGCCGCAGCATCCAGCAAGCTGCGCGAACGCAACCCCGAGACCTTCAACCAGTTGGTTCAGTTCCTTGCAGAAAGCAACGAGGGTGAGGCACCGACCAGCGTGTTTATTGACGCGCAGGTGCTGGCGCAGTCGGGCGTTAACGTAGCCGAACTACTGCCCAGCGTTGCCGACCAGATGGAGGGTGCACTGGCCAGCAACGGCACGGTAGAGGTGGCAATCAGCGACGTGCTGACAGCAGCGCCCGGCACGCCCCTAGAACAGGTGTTCCTGCAAAACGCGCGCGGCACGCCCGACGGCCTGAGCGTGAATGAGGCCAAGCAGGCGGGCGAGCAGGCCGACCAGTGGAAGGCCGAAGCCGACCGGGTTATGGCCGAAGCCGCCGACCAGCAGGCATGGGCGGCCAGCGCCGAGACCGTTAAAACTACGATCCTGGATCAGTTGAACACGGCAGGCCGGTTTAAGCCCGACGTGAACGAGGCGTATGCCACCCTGGTGCGCGACTTCTACGCCGTGACCGCATCGCGCCAAGGCATCACGCCCGAGGAGATGTACGCACGCTATCCGCTGCGCGTGGGCGCGCAAGCGCAGACAGCGGGGCCGCAGTTGGATCAGGGTAGCCAGCGGTTCAGTGAAGATAATCGCCTGTCGAACCTGAACCCGAATGGGGCAAGCTGGACGCGCATCCGCGAGAACAACCCAGCGCTGCAAGGCAAGGGTCCCGACGACATGGTGACGGTGTACCGCGCCACCATTGGCGACACGATCCGACCCGACGACTTCGTGGCGGTGGACAAGTCCACCCTGCGCACGGAGCTGAAAAACGTGCGCGCCCGCGACGGCAAGGGTGCCAAGATCATCGAGCAGCAGGTGCGCGTGCGCGACTTGCTGATGGGTAACGACGCCAGTGAGTTCGTCTACTACCCCGCCCAGCAACTGAACCAGCCAGCCTTCGACGGCCCCGAGACCGGCAGCACGCCCATCGGTGACGCCACCACGGTCGAGGTGGACGGCAAAGAGCGCACGGTGTTCAACAGCAAGGGCCAGCCCATCCACTCCACACTGGAGGGTGTGCGCAACTTCTGGCGGTGGTTTGGTGACAGTCGCGTTGTGGACGATCAGGGCAGGCCGCTGGTGGTTTATCACGGGACGGCGGCGGACATTGAAGCGTTTGACCCTGAACTCACGAAGTCCCCGATATTCGGCAAGGCCGTTTACTTCGCGGGTGACGCTGCAACGGCCAGTGGTTACGCCACAGGCGAAGGCGCAAACGTGTTGCCCGTCTACCTTAGTGTTTCCACGCCTACCGACAACCCCATCGCGTTCAAAAAAGAACAGAACTTTGACGGTGTTGTGCGGACGCTTGCCGACGGGCAAACCATCTACGCGGTGCGAAACCCCACCCAGATCAAAAGCGCCACCGGCAACAGCGGCGCGTTCTCGGGGCAAGACGCGAATATCTTGCGGCAGGACTACGGTACGGACGAACTGACCGGCCTACCACTGAACCCGGACGGCACGGTGACGGTGTACCACCATGCCAGTGCAGCGAACGCACAGGCCATCCAGCGCACAGGGCAGCTCAAGGCCGCCGCAGAGCCTGACGTTTACGTCACAACGCGCAAGGAAACCGACACCGGCTATGGCGACACCGCCGTGGCTATTCGGGTAAATCCCGAACTGCTGCGGATTGACGACGAGTTCCCCGACGGGCGCGTGGACTACCGCATCGCCACGGGCAAACCGGGCGGTTCTGTCAAGGTTAAAGTGGGCGAGTACCCTATCCTCAACCAGCAAGCCCGCGGCACCTTCAGCCCCAGCCAACTGGTTATCACGCTCAACGAGAACGCTGACCTGTCCACGTTCCTGCACGAGTCCGGCCACTTCTTCCTGGAGGTCATGGCCGACCTGGCCAGCCAGCCTAACGCGCCCACCGACGTGCAGGCCGACATGGGCGCGCTGCTGAAGTGGTTTGGCATCAAGGGCGACGAGGTAGTGGGTGGTGCTGACAGCGGTGCGCCGTTGGCGCAGGCGGCTGTCTCGGAAAAGGTCCAGCAGGCCGAGCAGATCATCGCGGGCATCGACCCCGAGGAGCAGGCTGTCCTGTACCACTCCGGTGACGCCAGCATCGACGCGCAACTGGCTGATGGTGTTGAACCGACATTCGGCCCTTGGCTGGAGGAGGTTCTGGCCGGTGCGACTGATGACGACACCATGGCCGAGGACATTCGCAATCAAGACCCGATTGCCTTCTACGCCGAAGCACCTACGTGGGTGGCGAGGAAGGTCGCCAAGGTTCTCAAAAAGCCCGTGCGCCAAGTGACGGTTGACGACATTCGACAGCACGGGCAACTGAGCGTTGTCGTCGTTGACCAAGACGACGGCAGCATCTGGCGCGAGCAGGGTGACGGTACTGCCGAGCAGTTCACAGGCAAGGCACGCCGCAGCTACACCATGAGCGAAGTGCCGTTCGGTGTGGAACGCGGGGACGTGTTCACGACCGACGCCTTTGTCCCTGAGATCACGCTGACCGGCGACGACCTGATCCAGTTCCTGCAACGGAACGCGCCCGGTGAGAACAACCTGCCAAAGACGCAGACCCTCGCCCAAGACGGCAACCTGCCCACCGACAACACCCAGCCCGCGGGCCGCGCCCCACTGGAAGTGTGGAACGCGATGACGCTCGACCAGAAGCGCCCCTACCACGAGAAGTTTGCCGAGTCGTTCGAGCAGTACCTGCTGGAAGGCAAGGCCCCGAACACCGAACTGCAACCCCTGTTCCGCAAGTTCCGCAGCTGGATGCTGAACGTCTACAAGTCGCTGACCCAGTTCATGCGCGGGCGCGACCTGCAACTGTCCGACGATGTGCGCCAAGTGTTCGACCGCATGCTGGCCACCGATGAGCAAATCAAGCAAGCCGAGGAAGCGGCCGGCTTGCTGCCGAACTTCGAGGCCACCAACGAGGCCATCGAGAAGCTGCAAGCGCGCAGCCTGCGCGACCTGAAATGGACGGTGAACGCTCGCAACAGGGCCATCAAGAAACTGCAAAAAGAAGCCGCAGCGCTGCGCGAGGACGTAGAGGCCGAGGTACGCGCCGAGGTGCAGGCCATGCCGGTCTACGCCGCGCGCCTGAGCATGCGCGGCGAGAACAAGCTGGACAGCGCCGCCCTGGCCGAGATGTATATGGGCGAGGGCGACAAATACGCCCTGCTGGACTGGAAACCTCTGACCGATCAAAAGCTGGCGGGCAAGAACGGCGTGCACCCGGACGTGCTGGCCGACAGCTTCGGCTTTGAATCCGGCGACGCCATGGTGCGCGCGGTACTGGCCGCCGAGCCCATGGCCAGCGTTATCGAAGGCATGACCGACCAGCGCATGCTCGAGCGCCACGGCGACCTGGTGGATCAACGTGCGATTGAGGAAGCCGCGAACGAGGCCGTGCACAACGAAGCGCGGGCTAAGTCGCTGGCCACCGAACTGAAGGCGCAGAGTGACGCCATGAACGTGCGCGCTGACACTGGGCGCACCAATGCTGCTGGTGCGCGCATCACGGTCAACACCATCACCGAGGCCGCCAAGCAGTTCGCCCAGAACCTTGCCGCGCGCCGTCGCGTGAGAGACCTGAAGTCTGCCGCCAGCCAGCACCGCGCCGCCGAGGCACGCGCGGGCAAGCGCTGGCAGGAAGCCACGGCAGCGGGCAAAACCGAGGAAGCCATCACCGCCAAGCGCGACCAGTTGCTGAACAACTACACCACCAAGGCGCTACTAGAATCGCAGGCCGAGGTGCGCAAAATCCGCGAGTTCTTTGCCCGCGTGACCAAGGGCAGCAACGAAAAGACCGTCGAGCGTGGGCGCGACCCGGACGTGGTGAACGCGGCGCGTGCCATCCTGGCGGCGCACGACGTAGCGCCCCGCCTGGAAAAGTCGGCGCAGGATTACCTTGACGTGGTGCGCCGCAACGACCCCGCCATGTACGCCGCCCTGCAACCCTCAGTGGTCGGGGCCATGCAAAACGCAAAGCCCCTGGGCGAGATGACCATGGAGGAACTGCGAGGTTTGCACGACGAAATTCAGGCCATGTGGCACCTGGCCAAGCGCTCGCGCCAGATGGAAGTGGACGGCAACCTGATGGACATTGAGGACGCCGAGGACGAATTGCAGGCGCGCATGCAGGAGGTGGGCGTACCCGACAGCCTGCCCGGCGAAGCCAGCGCCATCACGTCACGCGAAGCGCTGGGCCGTGCGTTGCAGCACGCGGGCAGCCTGCTGCGCCGCGTAGAGCAGTGGGCCGAAGGTATCGACGGCAAGTACGGTGGCCCGTTCTTGCGCCTGGTGTTTCAGCCGGTCAAGCAGGCCGCCGACCGCTACCGTGCCGACCGCATAAAGTACCGACGCGAGTACCAGAACCTGGTGGACGCCGTGGCGCCGCACCTGCGCAAAGGCACGATTGAGGCCCCCGAGCTGGGCTACACGTTTGGCAAGGGCCGCAACGGCATTGGCCACGCCGAACTGCTGCACGCCATCCTGCATACCGGCAACGACAGCAACAAGCGCAAGCTGCTGCTGGGTGGTAGGCCAAACCTCCCGTGGGCCACAGAAAACGAAGATGGAACGCTCAACACCGGCCCCTTACCTGATGGCCGCCCTGGCTGGGACGCCTTCATCAAGCGTATGCAGGACGAGGGTGTGTTGACCAAGGCGCACTACACCTTTGCACAGGGCGTGTGGGATTTGATGGACTCCCTGAAGGGTGACGAAAAGCACGGCGCGCAGAAAACGCACCGCGACGTGTTTGGCCGGTACTTCGAGGAGGTGACGGCCAACGAGGTGGTTACGCCGTTTGGCACCTACCGCGGGGGCTACGTCCCAGCACAGGCCGACCCACGCATCGTGAACGACGCAAACCTGCGCGCCCTGGCCGAACTGGAAAACGAGAACATGGCGTTCAGTTTCCCCACGACCAACAAGGGTTTCACCAAAGGCCGGACGGAATACAACCGCCCGCTGATGCTGGACCTGCGCACCATCGGCCAGCACATCGACAAGGTGCTGCTGTTCACGAACATGGAACCGGCCGTGCGCGACGTGAACAAACTGCTGTCGCAGAAGGGCGTCAGCTACAGCCTGAGCCGCATCGACCCCACCATCTACGCTGGCATGCTGACCCCGTGGCTGTCGCGCAGCGCGCGCCAGATAGTCGAGACCCCCATCGTGGGCGACGGCGGAATATCGCGCGTACTGAGCGCAGCGCGCAGCCGGGCGGGTATGGCGCTGATGTTTGCCAACCTGAGCAACGCGCTGCAACAGGTAACGGGTTTTGCTACGGCCTTCAGCAAGGTCAAAGCGGACGGGCTGCGCCCACAGATGATGCGCGCCACGGCGCAGTTCATCGCCAATCCGCGAAAAATGGCGCAGGCGGTGGCAAAGGCCAGTCCGTTTATGGACCAGCGCATGGCGAACGAGCTGTCGAACATCAACGACGCGATGGACAAGATTTTGCTAGACCCCAGCCTGTACGAGCGTTCGCAGGCATGGGCGCAAAAGCACGCGTATTTTTTGCAAACGGCGTTTGCCAACACCATGGAGCCAATCATCTGGACGGCAGGCTACAACGGCGCACTGGAAAAGGGTGCGAGCGAAGCCGAAGCCGCGCGCTACGCCGACGGTTTGATCCGGCAAACCCAGGGCAGCACGTTGCCCGAGGACGTGAGTCGCATCGAGACAGGCCCAGCTTACGCCCGGATGTTTACTCAGTTCATCGGTTATTTCAACATGATGGCCAACACCAACGCGACGGGCCTAAAGCAGATCGCGCAGGATGCGGGGCTCAAGAAAGGTGCGGGCAAGGCGCTGATGATTGTGACCATGGGCATGCTGGTGCCGCTGTGGGTGGCCGAGGCTATTGCCCAAGGCATGCGCGGTGGGCCGGACGACGAGGACAAGGACGGCTACCTGGACGACTGGCTGGCCGCTGTGTTCGGCATGGGCACGATCAAGGGTACGCTGGCCATGGTGCCGTTCGTGGGGCAGGCGGTAAACGCTGGCCTGAGCCGGTTTAACAACAACCCCGCCGACGACAAGATCAGCCTAAGCCCCGCCGTTGGTATGCTGGAGGCAATGGTGGGTCTGCCATCGCAGGTCTACCAAGCGATGCAAGACCCGGACAAGATCAACGCACGCAACGCAGTGCGCGATGTTGCCAGCGCTATCAGCCTTACAACCGGCTTACCGGCTTATGCCCTGGCCCGCCCCCTGAGTTATTTGGCCGGGGTTGAGTCTGGAAAGATCGAGCCCACCAGCCCGGCTGATGCGGTGCGGGGTGCCATCACAGGCACGCCAAGCCCGGACAGCAAACAGCGTTAACGTGTCCGTGACTGCGGGGCACCTGCTTACCATGCGGTGATATGCAGGAGCCCCGCGAATGACCATCCCATCAACCGCGCGACGGGCGGGGCCGTACTACGGGACCGCCGCCCAGACCGTTTGGCCGTTTGCCTTCAAGGTTTTTGACCCGGCTGACATTGCCGTCATTTTCACGACTGGCACGGGCGTGGAGTCCACGCTGGTGCTCAACTCTGATTACAGCGTCACGCTTAATCCGAACCAGGATACCAGCCCTGGGGGTGCGGTTGTTTACCCCCTGACCGGCTCGCCCATGGCACCGGGCAACCGCTTAACCGTTATCGGTGACCTCGACTACGACCAGCCCCTGGACTTGCCGGATGGTGGCAACTTCAACCCGGTCGCCATGGAGAACGAACTGGATCGCATCGTTATGCAGATCCAGCAATTGCGTGAACTGCTGCACCGTGCCGTTACCATTTCTGCCAGCGCGGAACCAACAACGGACACCATGCTACCGGCCCCCGGGCCCGCCCAGCTTATCGGATGGAACCAGACCGGCAGCGGTTTGCAGAACTACGACCCGAGCGACTTGGTGGTCACGGGGCTTTATGCGGACTGGGTGTACGACACGTTTACCGGCAACGGCACCACAACTACGTTCGGCCTGCAACGTGCGCCTGGTGCCGTTGGTAACACCGACGTGTCGGTGAACGGGCAGACCTACGTACCTAATACCGGCTTCACGGTCACGGGCACGAACTTGGTTTTTAACGTTGCCCCGACGGCAGGCGCGCAGATTCTGGTGCGCTACGGTTCGGCGGCGCCACAAGGGCCAGTGGCAAGCATCTACCTTAAAAGCGAGGAAAAGATCGCCGTCGCCGGTCAGACGGTGTTCTCGTTGACCAACGGTTACCAGCCGAATATCGGCACGCTGTCGGCCTACGTAAACGGCGTCCGCATGACACCGGGGTACGACTACCTGGAAACCAACAGCACCACGGTGACGTTCAGCAGTGGGCTGAAAGCGGGCGACCGCGTACTGTTTATTACAGGCGCCGAAGTCACCACCGGCACCCCCGGGCGGGGCATCACGTCGGTTATCCGCACCAGCGGCACGGGCGCCCCCGGCACGACCGACACCTACACAATCACCTACAGCGACGCCACAACGTCAACGTTTCAGGTTTACAACGGCGCGAACGGCACTGGGTCGGGCGACGTGGTTGGCCCCGCTAGTGCGGTTAATAACAACCTCGTGGCGTTCGACACGACCACGGGCAAGCTGGTCAAGGACAGCGGCAAGGCAACCCCAGCAGGCGCCGTAGTTGGCACCACCGACACGCAGACATTGACCGCCAAAACACTGACCAGTCCGACTATCAACGGCGGCACGGCTACGGCGTTGACCGGCTTGGCTGTGCGCAACGCTGGCGCTGGCGCGTTCGACATGACGATCGCCTATAACGGCACGCTCACTGCTGGACGCGCGCTGACGTGGAACCTGAACGATGCGGCGCGCACGATCAGCCTGGCTGGCAACATCACCACGGCGGGGGCTTTCACTACGTCCGGTGCGTTCGCGCTCACGTTGACTACTACGGCGGCCACCAACGTGACGTTGCCCACCACGGGCACGCTGGCCACAACAACGCAGGTTGCTGCCAAGCAGGACACGCTGGTCAGCGGCACAAACATCAAAACCGTAAACGGCAACAGCCTGCTGGGCAGTGGTGACGTGACTATTTCGGGCGGTGGCGGGGGTGGGCTCACCCTTGTAGTGGTATCCACCACCACGCAAACGGCGGCCAACGGTAGCAACTACGCCCTGACAAACGCAGCGGCAACAACCGTTACCGCCCCCGCATCCCCCACGGCGGGCATGCGCTTTGGGTGGATGGTGTGCAACGGACGCACTGATAACGTCATCAATTGGAACGGCGCAAAGCACGAAAATATCAGCGACACAACGATGGTCATTAACGGGCCGAACGAGGTGGGAGAAGCTGAATACATCGACGCAACATTCGGCTGGAAGGTCAAGTAAATGAGTAATTCAAGTCAATTTAGGGGCGGGATTAAATTAGTTCAAAGAGGAGTGGCTACTATTACAAGTAGCACTGTTGCAACTACGGTAACTATTTCAACAGTTAATACATCTAAATCAGAACTTAGGCTTTTAGGAGGAGCGGGTTTTGATAGTAATGGTATTATTATTTTGCCACGATTAGTATTAACAAATTCTACTACTATTACCATATCGCCAGGAGGAGGCAGTGGAACTATTGGCGCTTCATTTCCTGTTTCCTGGGAACTGACGGAGTGGTACTGAGATGCCTTATTACGCACAACTAACTGACGGGATTGTAACTTCCGTTACTGAAACAGCCGAATCACTACCGCCCGCCGCCAATTTTATCAAAATCGACGGTTTGTATTTTGAACTGCTAGGCACGAAGCATGAGGGTAACCAGTTTGTACCCTCGCCACGTACACCCGAGCAAGTCAAACAGGAAATCATTGACGCCGTGCAAAACCGCCTCGATGCGTTCGCCCGGACACGCAACTATGACGGCATCCTGAGCGCCTGCACCTACGCCAACAGCACGGTGCCGAAGTTTGCGGCAGAGGGGCAGTACGCAGTCAACGCCCGCGATGCAACCTGGGCCACTTGCTACCAGATCATGACCGCCGTTCAGAACGGCACCCGACCACTACCGGGGGTTTCCGATGTGCTTGCCGAACTTCCTACGCTGGCTTGGCCAAACTGAGGACAACGACGATATGCTCACCCGCTTAAAATCAAACCAAGTAACCCACGTGCAGCCCCGCACAGGGGCCGTGACGCGCCAGCTTGACTTCGCTTTGGCCGACGAGTTCAGCGTCAAGGACTACGGCGCGACAGGCGACGGCACAACCGACGACAGCGCCGCCATTCAGGCCGCCATCACGGCGGCCAAAGCCGCTGGCGCTGGGGTGTTTTTTCCAGACGGCGAGTACGTTATCGGTTCGCTGGGCACGCAGTCGGGCCGGGTGTTCCTGCACGGCACGGGGCGGGCAACGCTCAAGGGCACATTCACCTACCAGGACAACACGTTTCCGATTTCCGCTGACACGAACACCCCACTGACGCCATCGGCCTCGTACTTCCACGCCAACGGTTTGAACTTCCAGTCGGTGGCGGCGGGGGCCTACGGCCTGCAATTGTTCACCAACGAGCAGGGCAGTTTTATCAGCACGTTCAGCCTGCGCGAGTGCCGGTTCTACGGGCCGAAGGGTTTGTACGCAAAGCACATGATTGGCTTTGAGCTTGCTAACTGCGAGTTCAACAACGTGATTGCCGGGGCGCGTTATGAATCTTGCACCAACGGCATGCACGTCGCCTGCCGCTGGCAGAACCAAGCCGAGTCAGGCGTGTGGATCACGCGCGCCAGCGACCAGACGCTGCGCAGCCCTGGCGGCGAAAACATCAAGTTCGCGCTGTGCGAGTGGGCGGTGTGCACCTACGGCATTGTGGCCGACCAGCATATGTGGCTGACGATGGAATCTTGCCTGCTGGACTACTGCGCCGTGCCCTTGTTCCTGTCCGGTTCCAAATACAGCAAGGCCAGTCAGACCTACTTCGGTGTGTCCAATACCGCTGTGACCCGGTTCAGCGCCACCCCCGGCTATCTCGCCCCGAATGCGTCCGGCGTTGCCGTGTACGGTCGCCCAGGCGGCACACCGTTGGGCTCGCGCACGACGGGGTTCACGGCGCACAATTGCGAGTTCATAAGCTACATCGGCGGCAGCAATCCGCTGGTCGTTATCGACGGCTACATCGACGGCACTTACCCACTGAGCGCCGAACAGATCGCGTTCTATGGTTGCCTGTTCTACATGACCGCAGCGCACAGCGCGGGCACCATCCTTTACATCAAGTCCGCACAGGTCATCCACGTTATCGGCAACCGGTTCCTGTCGTTCAATTTGAGTAGCACGCTGGTGGATACGTGGCGGGCTGAAAGTTGCCTGGGGTTCATCGGCCACAGCAACGATTTTCGGCAGTGTACGCAAAGCAACGTGCAGGTTGGTAGCAGTTACGAGAAACCTGTCGGCGGGGTCTACGTTCAGACAGCCGAGCCCACGGTGGGCATTCAGCCGGGCGATATCTGGGTGCAACCCTAATGCCTACGCTACGGATCCGCAACGCGGCAAACACCGGCTGGATTGACGGGTCTACCGCGCCCGGCTTCCGCGTCCGCAACGCAGCGAACACCGGCTGGGTTGACAAAACCGGCAACCTGTCGGGCGTGTCCGTTCGTGACGCCGCTGGCACCGGCTGGGTTACTTTCTCGGGCGGGGGTGGCGCCACGTATTCCGTGTCTCCTAGCGCCAGCACCGTGGCCGAGGGCAGTTCGGTCACGTTCAACGTGTCCACCACGGGGGTCGGCAGTGGCACGCTGTACTGGACAAACGCAGGCAGCACCACGGGGGCCGACTTCACCGACGGCCAGAACAGTGGGTCGGTGACCGTAACCAGCAACGTGGGCAGCTTCACGCGCACGCTTCTTAACGACGGCAGCACAGACCCCAACGAAACCATAATCATCCAGCTTCGCACCGGCAGCACGTCGGGCACTGTGGTGGCCACGGCGTCCACGGTCACTGTGACCGAGGCGGCACCGCCTACGCAGTTGAGCCTGGCAACCAACTCGCTGGACTTTGTTTATCTGCCACCAACGACCAGCGGGTCGGATACCGTCAGTAACGACATGCGCGTGACCGTGGACACGTCGGCGTTCTACGCGAACGGCGGCAACCATATCGTGTTTGCCCTTGATTGCCAAGGCGTGCAAGGCAGCAACAACCCACATTGCGGCCCCATCCTGCGCCGTGGTGCAAACCTATGGGCCAACGCTCGCGGGTTCATCATCTTCGGTGACGGCACGATATGGGCCGAGCAGTGGAACAGCACGTTCAGCCCCGGATTCAAAAAGGATATGGTCAACGGGTCGGGCGTCACGTTCAACCCTGCCACCACGCCAGTGTTCACGGTTCGCATACGTGCTGGTTACCGGGTTGGCTTCTGGGCGAACACCATGCGCATCGACGTTTACCAAGGCACCAGCATCTACGGCACGCTGCTGTACTCCGGTATTGCCAGCGGCTGGGGCTGGGACTGGACGGGCTCGCATTTGGCCTCGTTCGCAGCTATCGCGCTGGACTTCAAGGAACCGTACAAAACAAATTGCGTCGAGGAAATCATTCCGCGCGGCGCTCCTAATGCCGTGGTCGGATTCTCGAATCTAAGCCTGTCGGCTTACTAGCCCGTGTCCGTGGTTCAGACTTGACCCACGACAATACCCCCAAACTTCGAGGGGGCGTGAAATGGACGATGTTTACGCGCAAGTCGAAAGGTTGGCGCAAATTATGGAAAGTGACCCGCACATGATTGACCCGGTCGAGTTTGGCGAAATCAAAGGCGCAGTTGCAGCAATGCAAGTGCAGATGGCCGACCTGAAAGCGCGTCATGCTGTGACGGATGCCAAGCTGGACTTGGTGCTCGACAAGCTGTCGGAAGCAAAGGGCGGCTGGCGCGTCATGATGTTGCTGGGTGGTGCCGCTGGTTCCCTCGGTGCGGGCGTGTCGTGGTTCGCCGCCCACCTGAAAGGCTAACGTGGATTTCGACCAGGCATTCGACAAACTGCTGGGGCATGAGGGCGGGTTTGTTGACCACCCGTCTGACCCAGGTGGGGCTACCCGCTGGGGTATTACCGAGCGCGTTGCGCGCACTGCTGGCTATCGCGGCGACATGCGCGAGTTACCCGTCGCCCTGGCCAAGCGCATCGCCAAGGCTGAATACTGGGACGCCGTGCACGCGGGCGATATGCCGCCCGGTATCCGGTACGCCTTGTTCGACGCAGCCTACAACTCAGGCCCACGGCAGGCCACTTTCTGGCTCCAGCGCGCCCTGGGTGTTGCCGACGATGGTGTGATAGGCCCGAAGACCCTGATGACGGCGCACGCTGCTGACCAGTGCGCGGTACAGTCGCGCATGCTGGCGCAGCGCTTGCGATTTATGACCGGCCTGTCCAACTGGCCCGCGTTCGGCAAAGGCTGGGCGCGGCGCATTGCCGACCTGATGGAGACCCAACCATGAACCCCCTGCTACTTGGCCCCGTGTTTGAACTTGGCGGCAAGATCATAGACCGACTGTTCCCAGACCCGACAGCCAAGGCCCAGGCCGAACTGGAATTGCTGAAACTGGCCCAAGCCGGAGACCTACAAACCGTGCTGGCGCAGTTGGAAATCAACGCCAAGGAAGCCACACACCCCAGCATCTTCGTGGCAGGGTGGCGCCCGTTCGTGGGCTGGGGTTGTGGATTAGGTCTACTGTACGCCACGGTGGGGCATAACCTGCTAGCCTGGCTGGCGCAATCTCAAGGCTGGCCCCTGCCACCATCGGTGGACGCTGACCTGTTGATTTACACACTGGGTGGCATGCTTGGTATCGGTGGTCTGCGCACGCTGGAAAAAGTCAAAGGCGTGGCGAAGTAACCGCGCTAGAGTTCCTACCCAGTGTGTGGCTCCTGCGGCTCTGCTGGGCGCTGCTGGGGTACGGTGTAGAGCGGGTACTCATGCCACATATCCGACTCGTGCCACCGAGCCACAGTCACATACCAGCTTCGGTTTTTGCCCTGCTTCCATTGGTAGGCCCACGCCACCGGCTCCTGCACCTCCTGCTGGGGTGCTGGCTCTGCCACCTTCGTGTACTTAGGGTTCGATCCCATGTCGCACCCGGGTTCCCACTCGCCTAAGCACTGTTCGGCAGGGCGATCGCCGCATGGACACTTCTGCTCTGCCAGCGCGGCCTCCCATCCAGCATAGAAAGCCTTGCGGTTATCAGCAGGCTCAATCCCTAGTTTGCTTTTGCTAAAAGCACGGCATTTCCTACTCATAGTCGGACTCCACTTTTTCTTGGAAGCGTTTTTTCGCTTCAGCTAAAGGGATGCCGGGGTACAGCGCAATGTCGTGCCGCAACTTTTGAATGCGAAATTCATGCCGCACTGCTTCCCCTAGTTGTATCTGGTCGTACAACAAATACCAGTTGCCCTTCTGCTCAATAACTCGGAACTGCGGTCGCAACGCCTGTCCGTTGTCGTCTGTGATTGGCATCGCGCTCTCCAACGCCTCCAGCGCTTGCTGCAACACTTCTCGTTGTGTGCTCATCACTTGCCCTCCTTGCGTGCTGCGTCGATGTCCGCATCCAGCGATGCGGTGTTAGCCCAGTCACTGCCATTGCGGTCGCGACCGACTTTCCAGACTACGTGGCACAACGGGTCAATGCGTTCGTGCTCGGCCCGCAACCACCGATACCGCGCTGCATCCTCCGCATCCCCGCTGGGTGCGGGCTGTGCTGCAAGCTGGGATTCCAGCTCTGCGATGCGGTCTTGCAGTTCCGAGATAACGTCCCCGCTGGTGATGATGCGGCCTGAGTCGGGGTGTGTTCTGTCTGTCATGTCTTTTTCTCCAATGCCCATGTAATAGCCTCATGTGCCTCGCGCAGCGCAACGCGCAGCGTTGATAGCTCCCTCCATTGATCCATCTCCATTTGCGCGTCTGTCTCTCTGGCTTTTTGCAGGAACTCGACAAGCTGCTCTGCTTTAACTGCTCGGCGCTTCCATTGTTTGAGAGTCGGCTGTGTCGTGTCTGTCATGTCTCAATCTCCACATGGCATGAGTGGTGCAGCGTTGATGGTTTTGCAAACCCCAATCGGCGCACGATGTATTGCGTACCGCTGGGGGTGTCGCGCTTGTGTCCGAGGAATTCATAGCGATCTCCGGTGCGTTTGAGCCTGAAGCGCTGGCCCGGTTGTAGGTTTCGGACGCGTGGTTGGTGTTCGTCAGTCATGTTTTTTGCTCCTCTAGTTGTATTCTAGCAAGTGCTGTAACTTTGTGCAATACACTTTAGCGTTCCCGTCCGGTCAACGCTTCCCACTGGTCGCGGCATTCCGACCCGCACCACCGGCGCACGTCGTCCAGTACCTCGTCGCAGTGCAAGCAACGGCCCGTCGCCACGGGCCCAGCGGGGCGGCGCAACCGCTGGGCTTCCTCAATGCCGCGCTCAATCTCAGGCGCTGCGCGGTCGGCATCATCCATTGCGTTTCTCCAGTTCGATGAGCAGGTCTAGAAAGTGACGGGCCTTTTCGAGGTCTTTGATGCCACCCTTTGCACGCCAGCGGGTCACGTACTTGATGACGCTGCCCTCAGCAAACGGAATGCCGTTCGCGTGGATGTACTCGATAGGCTGGATTTTGAGGTCTTTGTAATGACCCCCGGCCACTTGCACGTCCAGGGCGCTTTGTTTTTCGACACGCTCCACCCCGCCCGGCAGGGTGCAGTTGCAGCTTGACGGCAACACGCCGCATCGTTCGCAGAGTTTCATTTTTTCCCTTTCAAGTAATCCAGCAGGATGTCCTGCACTTCGCGCTTTGATGCCCTACGGGTCACCACCAGTTCGTCAATTGTCCCCGCCGCCACAATGTAGTGGATGAACGTGGGGCGGTCTTTGCCTGCCTGGTACTGGCGCATCGGGCCGACGCGCTCGATAACCTGGTCGTGGTACTCAAGGTTCCAATCCTGGGCAAAGAACACCACGGTATTGCAATGTTCTTGCAACCCGTCAACACCATGGCCCATGCTCTGGGGGTGGCCCAGCCACAGCTTGCCCTTGCCCGCCATGGCCCGCGCCATGTGCTCGGGCTTGCTTAGGTCCAACGCATCGGGAAAGGCGCGCAGCAAGCGTTCGCGGTCGCTTACAAACTGATACACCACCAGCAGGGGGTCGTCGCCCGTCTGTTCTGTCAGTTCGGCCAGTGCGTCCAGCTTCTCGAAGTGACATTCGACCCACTTGCCCTGGCCGTAGCGCTCGGCGTCAAGGTACACCGCGCCGTTCGCCAACTGCAAGCATTTCTGCGACTTCGCGGCGGCGTTCAGTGCTTCGACCTCGCTGCCTTCGATCATCGTGAACAGTTCGCGCTCCATTTCCCGGTACTTTGCCCGCGCGCTGGCTGGTAGTTGCACCTCGATGGTGTTTACGATTGGCTCGCGCAGGTCGAACCAGTCGCGCGGGTCCAGGGTCAAGCAGATGTCAGAAAGGCGCTGCTGTATTTCTTGCTGCGCGTGCTCTGCGGGAACCCAGCGCGTGAACTGCTGGCCCCCGCCTTTTGCAACGGGGCGAAACCATCGTTGCTGGAAAGCGCTGAACGTGCGGCCCAGGCGCTGGCCAGCGTCAAGAAACCACGTTTGCCCCCACAGGTCGGCCAAGCCGTTGCTGGCCGGGGTGCCGGTTAGGTTGATCCAGCGTTCCGTCTGGGAGTGCGCCACCTTTGCCAGCGCCTGGGCGCGCACGGTGCCCTGCCGGGACCGGAAGCCTTTGAGCTTTGTCGATTCGTCGGGCACCACCATACCGAAGGGCCACGGCTTGCCATCGAACTGGTCGCGCAGCCACTCCAGGTTGTCGTAGTTGGTGACGAACACGGGGGCATCGCGGCGCAGCGCGGCCTTGCGCTGGTCAGGCGTGCCCACCACCGGCACCACCTCAAGCCCGCGCAAGTGTTCCCACTTCGCGGCCTCGTTGGCCCAGGTATCGCGCGCCACGCGCAGCGGTGCCAACACCAAGGTGGGCCGGGTCTCGCCCCAGACGTTGTGCAAGTAGTCGATAAACGTCAGGCCCATCACGCTTTTACCCATGCCGGGCTTGGCGAACAGGGCGCAACGCGGGTTGTCCGCGAAATGCTGCATGACCCGCCCGTGGTAGGGGCGGGGGGTGAACTTGCGGCGGGTCATTTTTTGAACGTGGGCAGGGGGGCCCAGTGGGTGTACCAAGTGTCGCCCGTGGTCAACATGCCGTACTGCGCCACGCCATAACGGCGGTTTATCAGTTGCAGCTTGGTTCCGCGCGGCGTGTCCTTGTCAATCGGCAGCCAATGGACGCCCGTGTCCACCACGGCGGCCTTATCGTTTGTTTGCTTTATCATTTAACGCCTTCCTGATGCGCTGAACGTGCCGCGTGCTGATACCTTCTGCATCGGCAATCGCCAGCGGTTTCACACCTGCATCAATGTTGCGCAAGATGCGCGCTCGTCGCGCGCGCTGCTCCTCGGCTTTCTGATACGAAGTGAGGCGCGTTTGGATGCGGGCCATAGTTGTTGCACCCATGAGCACCGTGACGGGTAACTCGTAGGTGACGATCCGGCGCCCGTCGTCAGTGAGATAGCGCCGCCAGCGCATGCCATTGCGCATTCTGGTTTCCAGGCACTTCACGCGCGCACCCCGCCAGCCGTCAGGCCGATCATGTCTAGCGCGGTTTGCTTGACGCGGTAGCGTGCGGTTCGCTGGGCTGGCGACATCTTCGCGCGCTTTGCATCGCGGCCCGGCCCGATCTTGTAGACTTTGATCGAATCCCGCCCGCGCCCGTCTTTGTCCCACGACGCGATATGTGCAGCACCAGCGGCGTGCAGTTCGCGGGTGTATTGCAGGACGGTCACGTAGTGCAGGCCGGTCAGTTCGGCCAGTTCCTGGCAGTTGTAGTTCCCGTCGAGCATGTGCAGCACAAGCTGGGCATAGGACAAGGCGCCTACCTTGACTTGTTTACGGGGCGTTCGTTTGGTTGTCATTTTTTCCGGCGTAGAGTTTGGTTGCCTTGCCACTGTTCACCAGCTTCGTGGCGTAGTTGATTGCTTTCTCCATATCACCCACGGTGATACACTCCATCTGCTGGTCGTGCAGTTCCAGCAGGTCGCGTAACGCCTGCAACTCGGGGCCCGTGGCCACGTAGCGTTTCAACTTCACGTAGCGCTCACAAATTGCTACAAGTGCGGCCTGACTGCGGTCAGTCCACGCTTCAAACTGCGAGCCGAACCCCAGATGCGCCAGGCTCTGGGCGATGTTGTGCGCAGCCACCAGTTTCTCGATGTGCTCACGTGTCGCGGTGCCCGTGGCTAAGTCGGCGAAGGCTGCGGTGGTCACCAGCTTCAGGTCCAGCAGGTAGGTTTCGTGGTCCGTCACTGGCTGCACCGTCTGGAGCACGTAGGCCAACGGGTTAACCAGCGGGCGAGGGCGGTACTTGCTGCGCTTTCTCATCCCAGCATTTCCTCAACGGCATCGATACTGTCGATTACCACCACGCGCTGACCCATCTTGCGCATTCGGTAGTGCTCGCGCAGTTGGTGGGCTTCGGGCTTGACGCCGGTTGCTTTTAGCTCTACCCAGATGGTGCCGATATGTTGATCCGTTTCCGGGTCAAGCGGGCGCTGGCCGATAGGCAACATCACCAGCCGATCCGGCGCGCTGCGGCGACCGACCCATTGCACCTTGCGCACCTCGCCGCCCAGTTCCTTCACCCGCTTGACCAGGTGCTTTTCAATCGTGGATTCGCGCATCGCGGTCATGCGGTTAGCACGATGACAACCACGGCGAACACTGCCGTCAAGCTGAACGCAACCCACCACAACGTGCCGTAGTCCGTCGGGGGGCGCAGGCGCTCGATAGGGTCGGCGCTGGCGATGAACACGCAATCGTTTGTGCTGCGCGGTGTGTTGAAGTGGCTGGGTTTCATGGTTGCATCCTTGCGAGTGGCCGGGACAATCCCCGCGACAACCCCGCACGCGGGGCTGGCACTGGTGCTGTCATTTAGCCAGTGCGGCCAGTCCGCTTGCAGACCTGTCGGCGTAAAACGCCGTGATGGCATCAGGCTTCTTGCCCACGCGACGGTTGAACAGCTTTTTTGCGTCTGACTGCGTCATGCCCTTTTGCACATAGCGCCATGTTTTCTTTACGCCGCCTTTGCATTCGCGGCTGTAGTTTTCGCAGAACTTCCACACCTCCCAGCCTTCGGGGCCGGAAACCAAAGCGAACACCACGCCTTTACTGTTGGCTTGCTTTTGTTCGGTTGTGCGGGTCATTTTGTTTGCTCCGGTTGCGTTGTTGACGGCTCAATTGTAGCACATGCTAAATAGCAAACAACGCAATGGTTGACTGCGCTGTGGGGTTTATTCGGGGTTTTCGAGGTCGTGCACCCGGTCTCTTAGCTGCATGTTTTGTTCAGTCAGGGTATCGACATCGGCGGCCAGTTCATCCACTTGACCCGATAGCCTGTGGTTGTCGGCGATGAGGCTAACTATTTCATCAAGCAGGTCGTCGTCGCTGTCTAGGGCGTGGGCTAGCAGGGCAAGGGCTGCCGTGTCGCCGTTGGCGTAGGCCAGGCGCTCGCGTTCGGCTATGGTCAGGTTTGTCATGGGTTAGTCCTTGCGATAGCGGTAGGTTTCAAAGCCAGCGGCGGCCAGCGGGATGCCCTTTGCCCAGGCCGGTGCGGTGGCCATCATCCGGCCCAGCACGTCGGCGTTGAACTCGGGGCGGTCGGGGGTCTCGGTCAGCAGTTCATCGTGCACAGACAGCACGATCTTGTAGCCAGCAGCGTCGATGCCGGGCATGTTGTAGGCCAGCACGTCGCGGGCGAATGCCTGGGTGCAGTTCTCAACAATTTTGCCGCCATAGGTTTTGATCCGGCCCCACTGGCGGGTGTATTGGTTCACGCCGAAATAGGTGATCTGCCCGTCGTCGTCCACGGCGGGGTGGATGTAACAAAGGTAACGACCAGACGGCAGCCGGATGCGCAGCCACGCACCATCGACGCGCGCTTTAAGATGATCGCCGATCGGAAACGTTACGCCAGGGTTCGCAATGGCAGCGCGCACGCTGTCGCCCGCCGCCCGCCACAGTGCATGCGTGAACTGGTGCGCGTCGCGCCAGGCCGTAACCAGCGTCTGGCAGGCAATCCATACGTTGTCGGGTAGACCGTGGGTCGGGCGCTTTTGTTCGCGCGTCCACTTCAGTCGGCCAGCGGCGTCGGCGATGGCCTCGTTGCTGGCCGTGGCGTACACCGCGTCGGCAAGCTGGCCTAGGTTCATCTGGTACACAGCAGCGAACGTGATAAACGCGGCCACGCCACCCTCGTACCCCAGGCCCAGTTCCATAACCTTACCAATCTGGCGCTTTTGACCAGTGGCATCTTTGGGGTCGATGTTGAACGACCGACCGTATGCGACTTTATATAAGTCCTCGCCCACCCCCCGGTCGAAGTCGGCAAAGGCTTTCAGCTTCCAGCCTTCACCGGCAAGGAACGCAAGCCCCCGGCCTTCGATGTTAGACAGGTCGGGAATAACCAGTTTCTTGCCGGGCGGCGCCACGATGCACCCGCGCACGGCGTTGGCTGTCAGGCGCATGACGCTGGGGAAAAACAGGTCGGCGCACCCGGCCTTCAGCGCGTCGATGCCCTCCTCAATCTCGGCGTTTTTCATGTCTGGCCTGGGCATGTTCTGGGGCTGGAATATCCGACCAGCCCAGCGCGCGGTGCGCGTCGCGCCCGCGAACTGCAAGGTGTTGCGCAGCCTGCCGTCCGCGCTGGTCGCATTTATCAGCGCCTTATATTTGGCGGTGCTGGTCTTTGTGGACTCCAGGCGTAAAGACAGCAACAGGCGCACACCTTCGGGCAGGGTGGGGTCATCGACTCGGCGGCGCAACGTGTCCGCGCGCATGTCGGGCAGGTCCACGCCGTGCTCGGCCAGGATGAACGCCAGCATGTTGTCGCGCTGGCTGGCGTTGGTGACCAGCCCGTCGGTGGCTTCGGTCACTTCGGCCTTCAGGCGTTTCTGCTCTTTTGCTACGGCTTCGATAGCAGCATGCGCCAGTTCGACATCAACGGCCACGCCCCGGTCGTTGATCCGCTGGTCAAGGTGCCAGAGTCCAAGCTCAGGGTGGCCGGGTTTGTAATTCCAAGTCGGCAGGCGCTGGTCGATGGCACGCATGGCGACGATGTCCTGACGGCTGTACTCCAGGAACTCGGCCCACTCCTTCGGGTGGGTTGCGCGCGTGGCGCGGCGCAACGCGTGGCCCTTTGGGCGGGGTTTGCAAAACAACCGGATCAGTTCGCGCCCGCGCTTGTCCTTCGCCTGGTCGGCGTCCAGTCCGACTATCTGGCCTATCTTGTCCAGGCTGCCCGGCAGTCCGTGAGCCATGGCCTTGACCATCGTGTCCTGCCAGCGCTCCACCGGCACGTCGATGCCCCAGCAGTGGCGCAGCAGGGTGCGGTCGAATGCACTGTTATGGGCCACGACGGTAACGGTGGGGTCGCCCAGCATGTCAAGCAGCCCACCGGGGGCCGGGTTTACGCCCGCAGTGTAGTCCAGCACCACGGGCTCGCCGTCATCAATCGCCCACTGGGCCACAGTAATTTCAGTGCTAGGGTGCTCGGCGTAGGCGTGCGTGCCCGCGCTTTTCAGGTCGCACTCGGAAAATGTCTCGCAGTCGAACCAGAGGGTGGTCATTCGTCGCTTTCAAAAAAGCCCGTTCCCCGGCATTCCCCGACAATAGTTGCCACTGCGGCGGGGTTTGCCCATACCGCACCACCGAAAGAATCGTCTACGGGAGTGGTGCGGGTAGGGTGCCGGGGCTTGCTGGCGGCTGGGCAATTGCCACCTAGGATTTCCGCAGTCCCGCTGTGTTACGCGAAGTCGCCAGCGTCAGCGCCGTCGGTGACTTCCTCAAATTCGTCGGCGTCGGCTGGGCGGCCAGCGCTGAAGCTGTCGCCATCTTTGTAGAACTGCACCCCGCGCAGTGTGCAGTTGATGCGCTTGCCGTACTGGTTGTCCTGCGCCCAGAATTCCAGCGAAGCGTTGACGTAGCAGCCCGCGTAGGGCTTGCCCGACTTTGAGCCCAGGGGGTTGCGGGCCTGGTCAACCACAGTCGGCGGCGCGTTTTCCTGACTGTTCGCAGACACGAACATCACACCCGCAAACCCGTCGTACTGGGGTTTCGTGTCGCCGTCGTGCAGCGCAACCTTGTCGGTCTTATAAAGGCCAGACAGCACGGCGGCAGCCTTGTCTTTCCACTTGTCCTTTGCGATAGCGTCAATGCGTGCTTTGACGGCGGCAAGCTGGGGGTGCTCCAAGGGGATCAGCAGCGCAGCGCCGTAGCGGGGTTTACCCTCACCAGCCACGGTGGTGGGCTCGAACAGGTTAGGGAAGGCCAAGCGAACATTGTTCAGCAAGATGCGGCCAGCGGGTTGGTTGGATGACATGGTAGGTTTCCTTTGCAGTTGATACAGTGAATATTGTAGCGGGTGATAAAACGTCACGCAAGCGATTGAAAATCATCGACGACCGGACGAATGTCCAGGGCGGGGCGGCTGTCGGAAACCGGCGCAACGTGGGGTTTACCCTCGTTTTGTACGATCAATTCCGTAGCTTTGGGCCATTGACGCGGGCCGATGTCGCCAGCTTTGAACAGCTTTTCAGCGGTCGTCGGGCTTATCAGTTTGAGGTCGTAGGCTTTCTCAACCGGCAGCCTGAAAGTCTTGCGTAGCAGTTCCTCGGCGGCGGCAGCGTCGGCCCACTGGCGTGCGCCACGCTTGCCCGCCACTACTTTGTAGCCCGGCACGTCCTCGCCAGCCAGCAGGCGGCGCTCGGCCTCGGTGCGGATCGACTTGCACCAGTCCTCGATCAAATCGACCTGCGACAAGCAAGCGGCGACCCACTCGGCGCTGGTGAACCCTGTCGCGCCGGGCTTGCACACGGATTGCTCGGCAAACTCGTCTGGGCTGGCGGGCGTGGAATTGAACGCGGCGCTGGCCACCTCGTCGCGCAGGGCGGGGCAGGTGGCCTTGGCCTTGCAAAACCGGCACTGCTTCTCACCAGGGCGCAGGTAGCCATCGTCCAGCAGGCTGGCGGCTTGCGTGGCCTGCTGTCGTTCCTCGACCGCGTTCCAGGCTTCGGTGGCAGCCCACTTTCGCAGGTTGTCCACGGTGCAATCCCATTCGCTGGGCTTGCGGCTCACGCGGGGCTGGAGCACCACCAAGCGCACGCGCTTGAAGTCACCCATAATGCCGTCGCACTGGGCCAAAGCACCCAGGCCGTAGAGCATCATTTGCGGGTTGCGCTCAGGGCTGACCTCAACACCACGCCCGTACTTCAGGTCCATGACGATCAGTTCGTCGTCGCGGGCGATGATTACGTCGGCAGTGCCCCACGCCTGGTCGTGCTCCACGCCGATGGCGTCGGAATAGTTGACGCGGGTTTCCGGCAGCACCACGTTGCCCGCCGCATATTCCTCGATGGCGCCCAGGCACCAGTCAATGTGGTCGGTCATTTCGTCGGTGACTTCGATCCTGTCACCGTCCACGTCGATAATTCGGCCCAGGAAAGCAAGGGGGGCCATGCCATCCCGCAGGCACCACTCCAGCACCTGGTGGGCTGCGGTGCCTTCGCGGGCGTAAGCGTTGCCGTTGTCTGGCTTGCCCTGTTCCATGACGGGTTTGCCAGGGCAGAGCATCGCGGCCTCGAAACCGCTGGCGCTGTATTTGCTGTGCGCGGCTTCGACCATCACAACTCCGCAATCTTGGCGTTGACAGCGGCCAGGGCTTCGCCCCACTTCGCGCTGTCCAGTTCCTTGAACGTCTTAACCCCGAAACCAGTGGCCACGGCGGCGGCAGCTTCGCGGCTCTTACCGGCCAGGGTGAACACCGCTTTTTGAAGCGTTGGATAATCGACGGGCTCGGTCGAGGAGACACTCGACACAGCGGGGGCAGCCGGTGCGGGGGAGTCCGCAACAGGCTTTGGGTCAGAAGGGGACTCCGCAGCAGGCACTGGCGCGGCAACTTCCTTCGGAGCCGGTGCGGGCGCAGCGGGGGTAGGTGCAGGCTTTGGGGCGGCCACCTTGTTCAGTTCGGCAGCGGACACAAACTCGCCGGATTCCAAGGCTAGGCCGGGCGGGTGCACCACGGCCTTTTTGTTGGCAAAGAAGGCCAGCAGGTCGGCCTCGCTGGTGAAGTTGAGAGTGACTTGGATTGACATGGGTGCCTTTCGTTTAGCAGTGGGTAAAGGTTGAAGTGTAGCGCCTGCTAAGGCGCTGGGGAAAACTTTTTAGGGACGGAAACCGAAGTGCTTAAGGTTGCCGACTGCGGTGGCGTTATCGCTGTTGGCCATCAGAAATTCAACGTTCAGCGTGAACACCTTGTCCCACTCGGCCAGGGAGACTTCGGTGCGGCCGTCATCTTCAAACGTGTGGTTTGTGTTCACGCATGCGTCATCGAGGATTGCATACATGGCTTTTTGAACCGCGCCACCGGAATTTGTGCGGGCACCGGTTTCGCGGATGCTGTTGACTACGTGGTCAAACTTTGTCCAGCTAGAAGAAGTGATTTGCAGTGCCATTTTGTCGCTCCGGTTTGTTTGAATCAGGCCCAACTGTAGCACATGCTAAATTCACAGCCAACAAAAAACCCGACTGAAAAGCCGGGTTTTTCGTGTCGGCGTCTGAAAACCGCAGCAATTGACATAACGGTCATAGCACCGTGTAAAATGCGGGGCATGAAAACAATCTCAATCATGAAAGCCTGGATGCAGTCGGCGACTACTGACGAGCAGATCGCACTTGCAGAGCGCATCGGCAGTTCGCGCGGCATGCTCTATCAGTATGCGGGCGGTCATCGCCAAGCGTCAGCCGACATGGCCGGGCGCATCGAAGACGCCACCGCTGCGATGCACAAGGCAAGCAAGGGCAGGCTGCCCCTGGTCGTTCGCACGGACGTGTGCGCCGCTTGCCGGTCGTGCCAGTACGCGGCGAAGTGCCTGGGCGAGCGCGCTGTGGTCAGTGAGTTCCCGATTGTTGACGAGTCGCAACTGAGCACGCCGCAATGATCCACTGGGCTATCGCCTTTGTCGTCGCATGGCTGGCGTTCTTGGCTGGCTTTGCGTTGTGCGCCGCCCTAACCTTGCGCGAATGATAAGTAGGCTGTACGTCGGTCAGTACTTGCGCCTGCCTAGCGGGCGTGTGGTCGTCTTGACTCAGCGCCGGGGTAGCGAATGGGTGTGCTGGTACTTTGAGCGAGTGCGGGGCGAGGTGGAATTTTCCGCAACTTGGCTTCGCACCCACTGTACGGTTTGCTAAAAACTCGCTACAGTCCGGGGTGCCAATCTCAGTTTTTATCGTGTGCCCCTAGGTAGGGGCTGGGAACCCGTACACGCGGGGGAGGTTGGCGCTTTCGTCCCAGCCTCTACCTATGGGCCTTTTTTGAAAGCGCCTAATGTCTTTTGACCTTCACCTGGGTGACTGCCTCGACACGCTACGAGGCATGCCCGACAACAGCATCGACAGCATCGTGACCGACCCGCCCTATGGCCTGAGCTTCATGGGCAAGCGCTGGGACTATGACGTGCCCAGCGTCGAAATTTGGGCCGAGTGTCTGCGCGTGCTGAAGCCTGGCGGGCACCTGCTGGCTTTTGCTGGGACGCGCACGCAACACCGCATGGCCGTGCGCATTGAGGACGCTGGCTTTGAAATCCGCGACATGATCGCCTGGGTGTACGGGTCGGGGTTCCCGAAGTCGATGGACGTGTCCAAGGCGATTGACAAGGCGGCTGGGGCTAAGCGGGATGTTGTTAGCGCATCTGAAAACGTCAGGCCAAACAGCGACCGAGGCAACGGGCTTGCACATGGCGAATACGGGAACGAATGGAGCATCACCGCACCCGCCACCGAAGCCGCCCGCCAATGGCAAGGCTGGGGAACTACGCTGAAACCCGCTCTGGAGCCGATCACGGTGGCGCGCAAGCCGCTGGCCGGCACCGTGGCCGAGAACGTGCTGGCGCATGGCACGGGGGCGCTGAACATTGATGGGTGCAGGGTTGGGTGGCCTGACGGTAAAGTGCCCGAGATTGGCACACCCGCCTGGGGTGGCCCGACGAAGAAGCTGACCGCAGTGCCTGGTCAAGAAGGTGAAACGGTCGAGCGCGCGGAGCCGCACCGGGCTGGCCGCTGGCCCGCCAACCTGATTCACGACGGCAGCGACGAGGTGGTGGCTGGGTTTCCGGACAGCAACGGCAGCGGCCCGGCTCGCAGGCTGAACCGCAGCGCGGGCAATCGTGCTGGCGATTGGGGGATGAATGCAAAAGAGGCCGACGACGCCGCCCTGCGCGACGCGGGCACCGGCAGTGCCGCCCGTTTTTTCTACTGCGCCAAGGCCAGCAAGCGGGACCGGGACGAGGGGCTGGAGCACATGGAGGCCGTGCATCGGCCAAACGGGAACAAGTGGACAGACCAAGATTACCGTGTGACCCGTGGCGAGCGCCCAGCAAGCGCAGAGAGTGGTCCGCGCAAAAACACCCACCCAACGGTCAAACCCACCGACCTGATGCGCTACCTGTGCCGCTTGGTCACGCCGCCTGGTGGCGTGGTGCTTGACCCGTTCATGGGCTCGGGCAGCACTGGCAAGGCCGCAATGCTTGAAGGGTTCCGCTTCATCGGCTGCGAGATGAGCCCCGAGTACCTGGCCATCGCCAACGCGCGCATCACCCACGCACTGTGGGGTGACCTGGCATGAGCCCCGTCAGCACCATCAAACCCCACATTGGGGCCATCCAAGCCCCGGACGAGATGCGCACCCTACCAGCGTGGCTGGTGTGGCGCTTTGAGCACCACGAGGGTGAGGACAAGCCCCGCAAAGTGCCGTACTACACCGCAGGGCCGCGCCGTCATGGCAAGCAGGGCACACCGGAGGATCGACAGCAGTTGACCACGTTCGACGCTGCACGCACCGCAGCAGCGCGCCGGGGCATGGACGGGGTGGGCTTTGTGCCAATGCCTGAGTTCAACATCTGTGCCTTGGACTTTGATCATTGTGTCGTCAACGGCAACCTGCACCCCGACCTGGAGCCCATTGTCACCAGCACTTACGCCGAGTACAGCCCCAGCGGTACGGGCGTGCGCGCGTTTGTCAAAGGCCAGTACGGCAACAGCAAGGCCCGAGGCGAGCCCTACGGGTTCGAGGTGTTTTCCAGCAAGGGCTTTGTCACTTTCACGGGCAACCGCCTGGACGTGACCGACATCATGGGCAACGACAACACCGTGGCCAGCGTTGACGGCCCGGTGCGCGACCTGTGCGCCCGTCGCTTTGCCCGCGCCCTTGACCCGGAAATCCACGTCAGCGCGGGTGAGCCCGTGGGCCTTGCACCCAGCCAGGTCGAGGCCCTGCTGGCCGCGCTCGACCCGGACATGGGCCACGACGACTGGCTGGCCGTAGGTATGGGCCTGCACCATGAGACCCAGGGTGAGGGCTTTGACCTATGGGCCGACTGGTCAGAGCAGGGCAGCAAGTTCCCCGGGCGCGAAGTGCTGCTGCAACGCTGGTCAAGCTTTGGCAAGCATCACGACCGCACCGTGACTATCCGCACGGCCATGAAACTGGCGGGCATGAGCCCCACCAGCCCGGCCGGTGCCGATGAGTTCGAGGACATGGTGGCCGATGGTCTCCAAAAGCTGGAGGTCACCGACACCGAAAGCCCAGGGCAGGAAGTCAAGCCACCGCGCTACGTGTTCGAGCCCGTGCACAGCTTCGCCAGCACCACGGCACTGCCGTGGATCATCAAGGGCGTGCTGCCGAAGGCGGGGCTGGCGGTGGTGTACGGGGCCAGCGGGTCGGGTAAGTCGTTCGCCGTGCTGGACATGAGTCTGGCCATTGCTCGGGGCACGGAATGGCGCGGCAAGCGCGTCAAACAGGGCAGGGTGGCCTACATCGCCGCCGAGGGTGCCGACGGGTTCCGTAAGCGCCTGGCAGCCTACGCGCTGCACCAGGGTGTGGACCTGACCAGCGTGCCCATGACGGTGCTGAACGCCGCGCCCAACTTGCTCGAAAAAGCCGACGCCGCTGCTATCGCCATCGGGGTCAAGGCGGCGGGCGGGGCCGACCTGATTATCGTGGACACGTTTGCCCAGACCACCCCAGGGGCGAACGAGAACGCGGGCGAGGACGTAGGCAAGGCGCTGGGGCATTGCAAGCGCATCCACGAGGCCACGGGGGCGATGGTGGTGTTGATCCACCACAGCGGCAAGGACGCCAGCAAAGGCGCGCGGGGTTGGTCAGGGTTGCGTGCCGCAGCGGACGCTGAGATCGAGGTTATCCGCACCGACCAGGGGCGTTGCTTGCGCTTGTCTAAGAGCAAGGACGGCGAGGACGGGCTGGAGTGGGGCTTTGACCTGGAGGTGGTGCAACTGGGGGTCGATGAGGACTTAGACCCCATTACCAGTTGCGTGGTTGTTGAGGCGGCGATACCAGCCGTTGGCGGGGTTGCCGTTCGCAAGCTGGGCAAGAACGAGAAAGTGGTTAACGAGGTGCTTCAGGAGTTCGCCCAGGGGCAGACCGCTGGCATCGAAATCAAGGCCGTGCTGGATGAGGCAGCGCGCCGGATGATGGCCCGCGACGGATTGGAAAACGACAAAAAAGGGGACTGCCGCACCAAGGCCAGGCGTGCTTTGCACGCTTTGTGTGAGGGCGACGACGCGCCTTACTGGCTCGACCCAGAGACAAATACGATTGAGGTTGCATGATGAACGTGAAAAAAGTTGCAAGAAAGGCGCTTCAACAGAAACCCGACTTTCCGACTTTTCACCCGACTTTCCGACTAATCGGGTTTTGCGAAGATCCACAAAAACCCGACTTCTCCGACTTCTCCCTTTAGGGGAAGTCGGAAGTCGGGTCGGATCGGGGGGTGTTTTTGTCGGGAACAGGTAAAAAATTGCACGGTTGTGGCTGCCCTGGCTGGACGTGCAAAACTTTGCAGAAAGGGTCTCGAATGGTTAAACGTGTAGCGCTTAACGAATTGGGCAGGCGGGTGGGTGAAAGCCATCCCCGCGCTAAAATGACCGACGCCGAAGTGGACTTGGTGCACTTGCTGCACGCCGATGGTTTGAGCCTTCAGGCCATCGCTGAAAAGTTCGAGGTCAGCAAAGGGTGCATCTGGAAGATTGTTCAGGGCTATCGGCGCGGGCAGTCAGTTGACCGCATCGTGTCCGTGGCGAATTGATTTTGTGAAAGGATTGCGACATGCCTGGTGGACGACCTACCCTTTACAAACCTGAGTTCTGCGACGTTGCCGTTGAAATGGGCGCGCAGGGAAAGAGCCTTGCGCAAATCGCCGCAGCGTGCGGCGTTGCGCGTATAACGCTCTGGGAGTGGGTTGACAAACACCCAGAGTTTGCTGGGGCCATCGCCCGCGCGCGTGACCTGGCGTTGTCGTGGTGGGAGGAGCAGGCGCACGTCGGCATGTGGGAGTCGCCCGAGGGCGCACGCCTTAACCCGCAACTGTGGTCGCGTTCGATGGCGGCGCGGTTCCCCGACGACTACCGCGAGTCCAAAAAGCTGGAGCACACTGGTGCCAACGGCGGCCCGGTCAAGTCCATGGTGGTCATTGCCACGGGCGTACCGGACGCCAACGACTTCGGGGGCATCGCATGAGCGTCGAAAATGCCGTGTGGTTGGTGCTGATGGTAGGGGGAGCCCTTGCCGCCGCCGTTGCGTGGCTCTACGGGGCCGATAAGGGCGATTGGTGAGCGCGATTGACCTGGGGTATAAACCCCGCCAGTGGCAGTTGGAATGCCACACGAAGCGCAAGCGCTTCACGGTGCTGGCCCTGCACCGACGGGCGGGCAAAACCGAACTGGCGATTGCCGAACTGGTGGACAAGGCTCTGCGCTTTGGCAAAGACCTAGGCCTGTTTTTCTACGTTTGCCCCTTGCTCAAGCAGGCCAAAACCGTGGCCTGGCTGCGCCTGAAAGCCCGCGTCAACGAGCTTGTCATGCGCGGCATGGCCGAAATAAACGAGTCCGAACTGTGGGTTCGCTTCACCACCAACGGGGCGACAATCCGCATTTACGGGGCCGATAACCCGGATGCAATGCGTGGTGTGCGCCTGGATGGCGTGGTCATTGACGAGGTGGCCGACATCAAGCCGGAAACCTGGACCGAGGTTATCCAGCCCGCCCTGGCCGACCGCATGGGCTGGGCGTTGTTCATCGGCACCCCGCACGGCATCAACCTGTTTTCTGAACTGTTTTTCAAGGCGTCAAACCTGCCCGACTGGTACGCGGGGCTGTACACGGTTTACGACACCGATGCGCTCGACCCTACCGAGGTGGAGCGCTTGCGCCTGGCGTCAGACGAAAACACGTTCAAGCGCGAGATGCTGTGCGATTTCAGCGCAGCGGGCGACGACCAGTTGATATCGCTCACCGACACGTACGCGGCGTCCATGCGCCACTTGCGCCTGGATCAATACGACTTCGCAGCCAAGGTGCTGGGTGTGGATCCGGCGCGCTTTGGCGATGACCGCAGTGTGCTGTGTTTGCGCCAAGGGTTGTACGCCCGTGAGCCCGAGGTGTACCGGGGGCTCGATAACATGGCCCTGGCCGACAAAGTGGTGCAGGCTATCGACAAGTACCGCCCGGATGCTGTGTTTATTGACGCGGGCAACGGTGCGGGGGTGATTGACCGCCTGCGACAGTTGCACTACGACGTGGTCGAAGTGCATTTCGCCGGTGCGCCCAGCCAAGCGCGCTACCTGAACAAGCGCGCCGAAATGTGGTTTGAGATGCGCGATTGGCTTCGTGGGGGTGGCGTCATACCGAATAACATGGCGCTCAAGCAGGAACTGGCCACGCCAACTTACCGCTACACGCCCGCCGACAAAATCCAGCTCGAAAGCAAAGACGACATCAAAAAGCGCTTGCCGCAAGCAGGATCGCCCGACCTGGCCGACGCCCTTGCGTTGACGTTCGCGTACCCGGTTAATCGGGATCGCAGCACCACGTCACTCGCCCGCAGGCTGGGTATGCCCGTGACGGACAACACCACCAGCGCGGTGCTGGACTACAACCCATACGGGTAGCCGTGTCCGTATAGCCCAGCGTGCCCAGCACAATGCGCGCATCGATAGGAGTTCGCGCAATGTGCTTATCAGCCCCCAAAATCCCCACGCCGCAGGCCCCGCAGGAAGTCAAACAGCCTGACACCGCCGCCATGGTGGACACCGCGCGCCGCAATCGTGCAGGCGGCATGGCCGGGGGATCGCTGCTAACCGGCCCGTCTGGTATCGCCAACGCGGCAGCCCCGACCGGGCGCACCACGCTGCTGGGCGGCTGATGCTCGAGAACCGCCGCCAGCGCGCACTATCGCGCAAGTCCGCACTCTGGAATGAGCGCTCCAGTTGGGTTGACCACTGGCGCGAAATCAGCACGTACCAGCAACCGCGCGCTGGCCGGTTCATCGTCACCGACCGCAACAAGGGCGACAAGCGATACCACAGCATCCTGGACAACACCGCCGTGGCCGCGTCGCGCACACTGGCGGCGGGCATGATGTCGGGCATGACCAGCCCGGCCCGCCCTTGGTTCCGGCTTGAAATTCAGGACAAAGACCTGATGGAGTCGGCGCCGGTCAAAACCTGGCTGCACGACACCGCGACCCTGCTTCGCGCTATCTTTGCCGCGTCGAACACGTACCGCAGCCTGCACACGATGTATGAGGAGCTGGGCCTGTTTGGCACGGCGACCAGCATTGTGCTGCCCGACTTCGACAACGTGCTGCATCACTACCCGCTGACCGTCGGCGAGTACGCTTTGTCCACCAACAGCAAAGGCGAGGTGGACACGCTTTGCCGCGAGTTCCAGATGACCGTCGGGCAGATGGTCGAGCAGTTTGGCCTCAAGAATTGCAGCCTGAGCGTCCGCAACCTGCATGACCGTGGCGCCTACGATTCGTGGGTGGACGTGGTGCACATGATCGAGCCACGGCGCGACCGCGACCTGACAAAAGCAGACGGGCGCAACATGCGGTTTGCCAGCATCTACATGGAGCCGGGCAAGGACAATAACGACCAGTTTCTCAGTGAGTCCGGTTTTAACCAGTTCCCTGTGCTGGCCCCGCGCTGGGTGGTCACGGGCAACGACGTCTACGGCACCAGCCCCGGCATGGAATGCCTGGGCGACGTGAAGCAGTTGCAGCACCAGCAACTGCGCAAGGGTCAGGCCATCGACTACCAAGTCAACCCACCTTTGCAGGTGCCCACCCGGTACAAGGAAGCCGCCAAGGCCCGCCTACCTGGCGGCATCATGTACGTGGACAGCCAAGGCGCATCCACGGCGGTTAAATCGGCGTTTGAGGTAAACCTCAATTTACAGCACTTGCGCGAGGACATCATCGACGTGCGGGAGCGCATTCGCAGCGCGTACTACGCCGACCTGTTCATGATGCTGGCCAACGACAACCGCAGCGGCATCACGGCCACCGAAGTGGCAGAGCGCCACGAGGAAAAGCTGCTTATGCTGGGCCCCGTACTGGAGCGCCTGCACAACGAGCTACTGGCGCCGAAAATCGATATGGCGTTCGACTACGCCACCCGCGCCGGTATCCTGCCCGAAGCGCCACGCGAGTTGCAGGGCCAAGAACTGAAGATTGAATTTATCAGCGTGCTGGCCCAGGCGCAGCGTGCTGTCGCGTCGCAAGGCGTTGACCGCCTGCTGGGCAGCGTGGGGCAGCTTGCCGCGCTCAAGCCCGACATCCTGGACAAAGTTGACTTCGACCAGGTGGTCGATGACTACGGCGACATGTACGGGGTCAATCCTAAAATCATCGTGCCCGATAACGTGGTGGCACAGATGCGTGCCGAGCGCGCGCAACAGATGGCAGCACAGCAAGCCGCCGCCGCTGCACCCATGGCTGTGGACGCGGCAAAGACCATGGGCGACACGAACATGCAAGGCGTGCAGGACGTTATGAGCGCTTTACAGGGCTACGGCACGGTAAACGCCGCCACCGTTTAGCCCGTGTCCGTAACGGCGTAGCACGCCGCTAAAGTGCAAGCCGTGGCAACCAACACAGACCCGACAGACCTCAGGCGCATTGAGCGCGAAGCCGACGCCGAACAGGCTGGGGCTATCGACCGCCGACGCAAAGAACTGGACGACCTGCGCTGGTTGCTGGCCCACCCGCAAGGCCGACGCATTACTGCTCGCTTGCTGGATGAAGCCGGGGTGTTCCGCAGCACGTTCAATCATTCCGGGTCAGTAATGGCCTTCAATGAGGGGCGGCGGCATATCGGGCTTTTTCTGACAGGCGAGTTGATGGAATCGTCAGCCGACGGGTACTTCAAAGTCCTCAAGGAATTTAAGGCCAAAGATGAATGACCCTATTGCAGTGACCGGCACACCGACCCCCGACGCTGGAAACGCGAACCCTGAGACCTCTGCCGCTGTACCTACGGCGCCTGTCGTCGAAACAACGAGCACCACCCAGCCCGAAGGCCAAAAGCCAGCCGAGCCAGTGGCGCCCGAAAGTTACGATTTCAAAATGCCGGAAGGGGTCGAACTTGATGCGGCAGCCGCCGACGAGTTCACCGCAATCGCCAAGGAATTGAAACTAGACCAAGCCACCGCGCAAAAGGTCGCGGACGTTGGCGCCAAGATGGCCCAGCGTCAAGCCGAAGCGCACGCCAAGCTGGTCGAGACCTGGACAGAACAGGTTAAGACCGACAAGGACATCGGGGGCGACAAGCTGGATCAATCCCTAGCCGTTGCACGTAAAGCGCTCGATAAGTTTGGGACGCCCGAATTGCGGGACGTTTTGAACAGCACCGGTTTGGGCAACCATCCGGCTGTAATTCGCGCGTTTTACAACGCTGGCAAAGCTATCAGCGAGGACGTGCTAGTGACGGGAGCCCCAGCGGGCCCCAACACCGACCCGTCTAAACGACTGTTTCCCAACATGAACTAAACCTGAAAGGTATGCCATGCCCGCACTTGCAGTAAACAATCCCACGCTTCTGGACGTAGCACGTCGCACCGACCCGGATGGCAAGATTGCCACCATCGTCGAACTGCTCAACCAGTCCAACGAAGTCCTGACCGATATGTCGTTTGTCGAGGGCAACCTTGAAACCGGCAACAAAACGACCGTTCGCACCGGCCTGCCATCCCCGACCTGGCGCAAGCTGTACGGCGGCGTGCAGCCCACCAAGTCCACCACCGCCCAGGTGCAGGACTCGTGCGGTATGTTGGAAGCCTACGCCGAAATCGACAAGGCCCTGGCCGACCTGAACGGTAACACCGCCGCGTTCCGTATGTCTGAGGATGCCGCCCACATTGAGGGTATGTCCCAGACCATGGCGAACACGCTTTTTTACGGCAACGAGGGTAGCACGCCCGAAGCGTTCACCGGCCTGGCCCCGCGCTTCAACAGCCTGAGCGCCCAGAACGCCGACAACATCGTCAGCGCTGGCGGCACCGGCACCGACAACACGTCTATTTGGCTGTGCGTCTGGGGCCCACAGACCGGCTTCGGTATCTACCCCAAGGGTAGCCAAGCTGGCCTGCAAATGACCGACAAGGGTCAGGTCACTAT